CGCTCACTCAATGCTTCCAGGGTTCGCTTGGACATCCCGCTCTCCAGGTCCGCGGCAACGGCGCCGCGGTGGAAAGCTTCACCGCGTCAGCTCACGACGGAAAGTACGTGTTTGCTGGAGTGCTTACTGAAGGGCTATGGGATGGTCGTAAACAATATCGCCTCGGGAAGAGTCTTGGAGACGCAGCGAGTGAGTGGGCGAAACGCATGCGGGTTGCAGAACGCCCCACGATGTACATCAGAGAGATGCTTGAGCGCTACGCAATTGAAGTGATTCCCACGAAGTCACCCGCTACCCAGCGGGGCGACATTCGAGCGCTTGTCAATCTGCGCACCGCTTTTGGCGATATGCGGCTCGACGCTCTTGAGCCGATGCACATCTATCGGTACGTGGGAACGCGACTTAACAGGCAAGGTCAGAAGTCCCACGCGACGGGCGTATTTGAGATGCGCGTGCTCAAACATGCATTCACCAAGGCGGTCGAGTGGGGCTTGATTCGGCGGCATCCCTTCAAAGGTGAAGTCCGCTTGAAAGGTATCAAGCCTCGTACCCGTTACGTTGAAGACTGGGAAATCGGGGAAGCACTGGCCTTGATGCCTAAGCGCAAACGAGACTCCGTGCTCATGCTGCAGGCCTACATACGTTTGAAGATGCTGATTGGCCTTCGGCGCGGCGACATGCTCCGACTACGCATGAGCGAGATCACTGATGCAGGCATCATGGTGCGACCGCATAAGACGGCCAACAGCTCCGGACTCGTGCGCACATTTGAGTGGACGCGAGCGCTGCGGGAAGCCATTGATAAGGCCATCGCCGCGCGCCCGATCGACATCGCGCCGTGGCTCTTCTGCACGAGGCGCGGGGAAGGCTACCTCGACGAGCGGAGCGGTCAAGCTGCGGGATGGGATTCAATATGGCAACGATTTATGACCCGGCTGCTCGCAGAGACCAAGATTACGCATCGATTTACGGAGCATGATTTGCGCGCGAAATGCGCAAGTGACGCGGAGACTCTGGAGCGCGCTCGGCAACTACTGGGTCACGCGGACGCGCGAATCACACAACGTGTCTATCGTCGGAAGCCAGAGGTAATTCGTCCACAACACTAGCCAAGGGACAAAAAAACCAAGTGCGCAACTCAATTGGGAGCGCTCTCGCGGGGATGACAATTGCCCTTGGCGCAAAAGAAATTGAGGTGCGAATTTCGATGAATAAGCATCGAAATCCGCACCCATTTTCTCGAATGGCTATCGCATGATGGCGGCATGTACTGCAACGCCAAATTTGCAAGCAAGGAGCGCGCCATGACCACCTAATGTTTGTGCATTCATCGCGCCGATGGCGGCGGGAATTGAACCGACATCAGGGTTCCAATTCGCCAATAGCACAAGCGGCCGTTGAATAGCACAGCATCGCTCCCGAGCGATGCGAAAATGTGGCGCAAGTGTTTGACTATATTGCCTAAATGGTGGGCCGTGTAGGGATCGAACCTACGACCAATTGATTAAGAGGCGTTTTGCCGTTCGGTAAACTCCTTGCGCTTCAACGACATACCGTCGTCTCTCTCTAAGCAATCCCTTCATCAACGCTGCAAATCAAGCGATTTGCGGTATCTGCTTAGAGGGGTTTTTGAAATGAAATTTTCAGCATTCACAGCGCGGACACGGAACATTAAACCGCAGTGCTCAGGCGTTCATATCGCCTACGATGCTGCGTCGCATTCATGCGGCCAATACAGGGATGTAAACATCATACGCAACATAATCGCGGCAATGGCCGCACTCGCGCTGTGCGCAGACCTATCGGGCTGTGGCTCAGCATCCGCCGTCCAGACCGCGCCAACTCCAGCGGCAATGTCCACACCGGCGGCGCCGGCAACTCCCGCAATGCCAGACTGCACAGTCCAGACCGGCTCGTTCCAGCTCGTCGCGACAGGGTTCTCCGTCGATACGGTCGGCATGGCGCAGTACAAGTTCTTCCCGTGCGCCAAGTACGCGCTGATCTTCCTTCCGGCGCTGGCCGGCGCGAGCAACGACGTAACCTTTACCGCCAGCCCGCTCCCTGACTTCCTGATCCCGGCAACGATTCCCTTTCAGGAGGCCGGCGTTCACGGCTACGACAACGGCGTCGAGCAGGCTCTCATGAGCATTCACATATCAGCCGGAAGCAACGTCATGACCTACCTTCGCAACGGCGAAAATTCAGGCTGGACCGCATCGGGCAACAAAGGCATAGGGCTCCAAGTCATCACCGTGTTTTTGGATTGACGCCATGAAGACACACCCGCAAGGAATCATAGAGCTTGGTCCAAACCGCTTCAGCGTCAATGCGTCTCAGCTTCAGATATTGCCGGGCACGTTGCCGCGAGAGTTCTCGCCATCGCCCGCGCTTGGAGATGATCAACCGTTTACGCTAACCGGGATCGACGAGCGTGGCTCCGGGTTCTACCGCCAACCCGTTACCGGCATCACGATCCGTATCGTCAACGATGTTGAGGCCACGATCTTGAAAGGCTAGGGCGAGCGCGGAACTTAGAAAATATCCGCCGTGGTCACGCTGTAGGCGGGCAGCGTGAAGCTGATCGATGTCCCGGAAGCGGCTTGGCTGCCGACTGCGGCGGGAACCAGAGCAGATCCGGACATCTGGTACAGGTGAGCTGTCCCAGACAGGGCCTGCCCGCTCACCGTGACGTTCTGAGCTGCGGTGGAGCGGTTGATCAGCACCATGACCACTCTACCTGCCTTGGTGCTGTCGGTGCTTACGTAGGCTGAGACGTTGGCCGTGGCGCTAGAGTTCGCGGCTACCGAGGTATCGCCGAAATTACTCCCCTTTCCGTCGAAGTTGCGAAAAGCGAGAAAGCCCGCGGCGATGGTCGGCTGAGTACCCAGGGGCCAAAGATTCGCGGCAAAGAGATTCTGCGCGCCGAAGATCCCGAGATTGTCAGCCTGCGCCAGCGTTCCAGCAATATGGCCGCCACCACCGTTGTTGTACTCGGTGATGGATAATTGCATTCCTGGGTTTGCCGCCGCCAACTTTGATTGCAGCCGAGGCAGCATCATCAGAGCACCGATGCCGGTGTCCTGGGTTATCCAAGAGCTCTCAATGAATGTCGAGTCCCACAAACTGCGCGGACTTTGGACGATGGCCTGAACCTGCTCATCGGTGAGGGTGGCGCCGTTTAAGCCCGTGATCGCATTGCCGCTGGCATCCGCCACCGCGCTGTACCAGTGAAAGTCGTACACATCGACAAGTTTCCCAACCGCCTTAGCGTAGACATCTACAAACCAGTTATTCCCGGTGTTGGTGGCTCCGCTGAGCGCACCTTGCCAGTTGAACATCCCGGAAAATCCAAAATTGACCGGTCCTAGGATCTTGGCGGTTGGAACTGCATTCTTTATCGCGGTGGCGGTCGCAATGGAATTGGAGATAAACGCTGTCGGCGTAGGTTCTACTCCGAGTTCTTTGTGTGTCGTACCCCAGATATCTGGCTCATTGTCCAAGGACACGAAAATATTGGGCAGTCCTGAGAATTTCTGCCCAACTGCCCACACGAATTCATCGTTGAAGACATTCCCGGTGAGGGATGGCGTCAGGCTGAAGGCGGAGCCTTTCGCGGGCAGCAGCGTTTTGAATCGCGTCAGATCAGGCGGGGAAGCCATATTGACCGGGCCCGAAGTATCCCCTGCTACCAGTCCTTGCATGGGGACGCTGATGATCGAGGCCATGCCGGATGCTTGGTCGGCGGCGATAAAATCTGTCGTCGCCCCTGCGGGGGCGGTTTCAGGGAAAAACGCGTCGTTCTCAAATTGAAAGTCAGAGCCCGCATTCGATGCGTTCGTGGTCCAGTTGTAAGCCGTCAGGCGATTTCCACCGAGACGGTCCAGCGTGGCGGCAACACCCGGAAACAAGGTGTGCGCGAAATTCAAGCCATAGATGTACGTCGAGATCGCGTGAGTCAGGGAGGAATTGACGGTAATGCTGACCGTGCCAGCGGGCGGAACGGCAGGCGTTGCACTCACGGCCGAACTGTCTGCACTCTCTCCGATGCTGTTGACTGCGGAGACGTTAAAACTATAGGTCGTACCATTCAACGCCGTGGCATCGACATACGGGGGGTTTGCAGGGGACGCGATCGTGACCCCGCCGCGCTTGACGTTATAGGTGCTCGCCCCAGTAACGGGCGTCCAATTCAAGGTCACTTGCGCATTACCCGCGGTCGCAGTGAGGCCTGCCGGCACTGGAGGCGCGGTGGTGAGCGTGAAGGTGAAATAACTCTCAGCCCACGCGGTCAACTTCCCATTGCCGATGAACAGCTGTCCAGATCCGCCGTCTGCTGGAACCGTGTAGGTGCACTGCGTGTCGGAGATGACCGACACCACCCCATCAGTCACAAAGCGACCAGGAGCTGGAGAGTATACCCCGATGCCGCTGTGGGCTGAATCGCTGCCGGTAAACCCTGAGCCTACGAAGGTAATCACCGTCCCCGCTGGACCTGATGCGGGAGAGAAAGAAGTCATGACCGGCTGTGGAAGAGTTGCGGGAGGCGTCACAGGCGGCGTTACCACGGGAGGCGGGACTGTGCCGATCAGCGCGGCGACAGCGGCTTGAAACTTCAGATCAATAGCTAACAGCGCCTCGATCGACGCGGCGCTCGGAGATGCGCCGGCAGGACCCGCCACACCAGCGGCGCCGGCAACTCCCGCAATGCCCTGAGGGCCAGGTATCGCGGCCGGCACCGTGACCGTTATGGTACCCGTGATCGGTAAAGTCTGCGTCTGCGCTATCGCGCTCGTCGAGGCCAGAAGGCCGATTAGGAAAGCAGTGAATTTCATGTTTTATCCTATAGAGAAACGACACTAAAATCCGGGTATGCGGAAGCTGTCAAAATCAGAGCGGGCTCGCGAAGAGGCGATGCTCGCGTTGCTGGAGTGGGCGTCCAAGCATCCGACGCGTTGGCGCGATATCGGCAAGCCCCCTGAATTCAAGGAAGCGGCCGAGCTGCTCGAAAAGCGCGGCGTGATCGAGACGCGGCAGCCGTATAATCAGTACAGGTTGAAGCCGAAATCGTGGCCAGGGTTATCCGGTAACTGCCGACGGCCCCTTGATACACGCCGCGCAAGACTGATCGATCGAGGGAACCGCCTTCCAGTCCGTCAGCGAGTAGTCCATCTGTGCGCAGTAAACCAGGATGTGATGAAAGCACGCGAAGTCGAAACTGATACGCGCTTCCGAGGTATGCGGTTCGATCAGCGTGACTTTGGGGAGCGCCGTATAGCCATCCCCCATCGGGACGCGGGGAACTACATCGAGCACGAAATTCCACAGCTGGTATGCCGCCACGCGCGCATCGAACGCTTTGGCGAAGTCCGCGTTGCCGGGCCGCGGCGAGGCAAAGAAGAGGCCTTGCGCCCTGCCCCCGAGTCTGTTCGGGTCAGCCAGGTCAAAGGTCAGGTAGGTCGCCAGCGCGCTTCCCAGGCTGTGACCGATGACGATCACGGATCCAGTGCCCACCGCTGCCGCGATCCCTTGCGCGGCAGGCACCGCGCCGCCGACGAGCGGCCGGTATTTCATACTCGAATAGACGCCGAAGAATCCCGCTTCTACTGATCCACCATCCGGATGACAGACAGACACGAACTCGCCATCCTCGATCCATTCCAGGATTCCGTTCGTGCCGCGAATGACGGCGGCGAACACACTGGGATCGCTCGCTGCTTGGGCAAGGAATCCATAGCAGACTTCGCTGCCCGGAAGAACCGACTTCCCTGACCGAAAGATGCAATCCGTGGCCGTGAGGTAACCGACGATTTGCCAGTTGGGAGACAGTCCTGGATTCGGCGTGGGTACGAGCGATGAAGGATCGCCGACATGCATGTCCATGGCGTATTGGACCAGCCGGCCGAGCGCGGCGGCCTGTTGATTTGTCAGCATGCGTCACTCCAACTTGAAACCGTTCATGCGCAGACCGCGCACGACCCCGAAGCCGTACCCGCTCGCGAAAATGAGTGCGGCAACGAGTAAGACGACGACGTAGCGCATGGGGATCAGCCGCCCTCGGGCGCGTGAGTCGCGTTCCAGACATCATCCGAGGCCGACAGGCCGGCCTCGAGACGATGTTTGACAGCCGACAAGTGTTCGGGCGGCAATGGATCTGCGGGCTTCAGCGTGCCCGCGGCAGTGCGAGCCTCGATGTCGTTGCGGATCGCGATGAAGGCCACACCGGCCGCCCCCATCTCGCTCAAAACCTGCATCAACATAAGAAAAGTTGCGACTGTCATATATCGGTCTCCATGCCCAAAGGCTTTGAAGGTTTTTTGAAACGCAGGCCCAATGCGCTGCGCGGTCCCTTATGGCGCGCGTTGGAATGCGTCTGCGGTTGAAATTGGAAGTCGATCGGCAAGCCGGTGACCTTGGATAGCCGCTCGGATATCGATACCGTCATCAGCAGCCAGCGCGGGTCAAATTCCCAGTTGTGCGCAGCCAGGTCGACGTCCGGAAACAACGCCAAGAATTCAGCGTCCGGCATGATCAGGCGCACGTCCACATCCCGCCAGTCAGAACGCTGGAGCGCGGATCCAACCAGGTAGCAACCGAACCCGCCGAATGCCCGATTGATGTGCTGGCATGCCAACTCGAGCGCGAAGCATGCGGGCGCGCCGACGTATGAGACCTTGCGCCTTGTCTCCGGATCGTCGCTCATTTGATCTCGCCTCCGATCACGAATCCATGCCAATGGCCGCTCTTGCTCGCGTCGATCGACGGCGACAGAGTGAGCGTCGAGAAATCGTCCTGCCCCCGCAGGTCCCAGATGTGCTGGGTATCGTTCGCGCCGTGATGCGCGAGGATGTACTGATCATCCATCGCCGCGCGTCCGTGATGGTGGAACGCGATACAAAGGCGAATTGCCTTGTCTGCCGGGCAATGCGGGCACTGGAATGACAACCCCACGATGGGACCGCCATCCTCGAGAACGTACCAATGAGGATTAAGATCGACCAACTTCACAGCACGCCCCTACTCGCCCGGCCGCGCACCCAGCTGAATCCGTATCCAGCGGCGACGCCTAGCGCCAGAACGATGAAATAGCCCATGGATGTCTCCGCAAATGAAAGCGGGCCCCGAAGGGCCCGCATAAATGGCTTTTCTCGAATCGAACTTAGGCGGCGGCGGGAGCGGGAGGGCCAGCTGTCGCAGCCGGCGTTGCGGGCACGAGCGCCTGTACCTTGGCCTTCAGGTCGGCAAAACCAGCCGCCACGGCAGCGCCTACCGCGGTGAATTCGTTCTGCTCTCCGCCGAGCAGGGCAAGTTCAGCCTGACCGAGAAATACGGGGGCGGCGGCCGTGGCGCGAGCAAGCGCGGTAGCGGGATCGCCGTTGAAGATGGTCGCGAAGGCGGCCTCGGCGGCGTCGATGACCTGAAGCACCGCGGGAACGGCGGCGACTTCAAGTTTCTGAACGGTTGCATTTATCATTTTTGAGGCTCCGATTGAGTGGATACGAAAGGGACGGGGGTTACCTCCGCGCGAGGCGGCGGCAAATAGCGCTCGATCACGGCAGAGACGCCATGACCTAAGCCGATGGCCGTAGCCATCAGAGCCGCGATGTCGTCAATGGTCAGCGTTACGCCGGTCCACCGTTGAATTCGCGGGATGAGAAGCGCGGCGGCGAGCGCCACGATTACGGCATTACTGCGTTTTTCGTTCATATGAGGTTTCTCCCTTGGCTGTAAGCCGACAAAAGATCGGTGAGGCGCTGTTGTGGCTGGCCGGACTGAGAGCCCGGCAAACTCGCCCATTCGGCCGAACAGAGCGCGATAGCTGTCTCGATGTCGCCCGAGTTGACGAGTTGCAGCGCGTGACGCTCATTCACCAGGCAGAGCGCGAGCCGGTCTTGCTCGGCTGGCGAGAAGTTCAGCGCGCCATAGACCTTTTTGCAGCCGAGCCAGCACGGGTAATTTATTTGGTACGCGCCGGCCGCGGTCTCCCTGATGCCGCGCCAGGGATAGCCCGCCCAGCCGAGCGCGTGCGGATGGTCGGAAAAATCCGAGATGGTGAACGCGTCGCCGAACGTGACTGCGTAAGGATTCGGCGCGCGAGCAGTTCCCTCACTGAATCTGAGCATCGCGAGGAAGCCCGTCTCGTTGGGGTTCACTTCTTGCGCTTCAGCCTGACTTCGATCCAGTCGTAAATTCGCAGCCCAGTCCAGAGGACGGTGAGCGACGCGGCAATGTGCGGTAGCCAGCCGGCGAAGGTGGCAATCATTGTCCCTGCTGCTCCCCAGTCAACTAAAGTTTTTGCGTGGTCGTTCATGGCTTAGACGCGCGTGGCTTTCATAAAGCCGTAAATCCGCACAGCGTTGCCGCTGGCGCTGTTCTGCGCGGCCTGGAGGATGAAGGTCCCGGCCTGCGTCACGGTGATGCCGTACTTAATGAAAACGCTGTCGACGTTGTTCAAGACGGATATCGCGGCGAAGGATTTGGAGCCGTTGAAGGTAGTGTTTTGAGCCGCGCCATTCACGGCGCCCAACAGGACGCCTAGAACAGTTGCGCTCGCGGCGCCGGTTCCAAAAACCGCTGTGCCGTTGTTCGTGTTGAGGTTGACGCCTTGCGTGCCGGTCGTGACTCCGCCGATGTTCAGCAGAATTTCGATGTCGTAGGAACCGACGGGCAAATTAAGCGCGAGGCCGGTGTTCGCGAGAACGGTAGAAGTCAGCAGCGCCGGGGCGGCGTCATTGACGTTAGATGCGAGCGGCGAGCCGAGATTCGACGGCAGGAAAGGCGCAGTCTGTAGCTGCGTGATGTTGGTCGAGGTAACGCTCGCCTGCCCGTTGGCCACGGTGACGACGTAGAGACCGACAAAGCCCGAATCTGGCGCCGGTGTGGTCTGCGATCCGGTGGCCGCCGCTGCGCCCGGCTTGGCCGTAAGCACAACGGTTCCCTTTCGCTGTGTTGGCAGCGGTGCGCCGTTGTTTCCCAGGCCCGAGAACGGCACTTGCGGATTCGCGGAGTTGAAAAACGGCGGAACGACATCAGTCGTGTCGACATCCTGGTAAGACGCCTCAATCAGATAATTGATTGACTGGCCGGCGGTGGCTGGCGCGGGAGTCGCGAGCGTGATGCTGCCGAGTTGGATGCCCTGCTTTATGAGCTGGTCAGACGTGTCCTGCGGCAGCGAGCCATAAGGCGTGTTGTCGACGTTTTGCAGGCTGTAGATTCGCCCAGGACCGACGAGAACCGCTAGAGATGGAACGGTGGTCTGCGTGCAGGCGAAGCCGCCGACGCATGTGCCAGCGCCGAGGATGTCTTGAAGCGCATAGCCCAAGCCGAGCAAATCGTTTTTGCCGAGGTTGAGCAGGTCGGTATCTAGCAGGACTTCCGACGGGTAGAAAATTTGACGATCTATGGCGGCTTCTCCAAAAAAAAGAGCGCCGAAGCGCTCTTGTTGGTTTAATCGAATCGATTGAAAAATTAGGTCTGCGGCGCGTTCTCGATGCGAGCCCACCAGGTAGTTCCGCCGCATCTAACCGCATTGATCGCGGCGTAGATATCGGCGTCCGTTATGCCGTTGATCGCGGCCTCTCCCGCGCACTGAAGCGTCCCGACATTCAGCGCGCCTTGCGGGTTGCCGAGGCCAGGAACGCCAGCGATTCCGGTCCCTGGAGGGCGAAATGCCGTGACGAAACCTTGGTATGGATAGGCAAGCGAACCAATTCCGCCAGCGACGCCGAGCGCAATAGTTCCTGTCCCCAGGCCGCCGCAGTCAGCCGGCCGGCGAGGCTCGAACACAATCGGCGCTTGTCCGGTGACCAGCGTCACGGCGTTGATGACCGCTTGCCGCGTATTTCGCAGCGGCAACAGCCCCGATTGAATGCGAGATAAATAGCTCGTATCGCTTTGGTTCGGCTCGCGCAGCAGATTTTCGCCGAAGTAATCGAACGCGGTCAGGTCAAGGAATCCGTCCGTCGATGTCGCGATGCGAGTCTGCAATTTCACATACGCGAACAGCGAGAAGACGAAAGCCAGCGCGTTCGCAATGCCGGTCAGCAGCGCATCCCTGATCGGCGTCTCACCAGGCGCGAACCAGCCCGGCGGCATGAGGTTTTGAAGCCTGCTAAAAATGCCGCTCTGCGTGCCAACTCCGGTTCCAATCGGCGCAACGGCTTGGCCGCCCTGCGTCGTGATGACCTGCATTCCTTGCGTGTCGAGGGTCAGCCCGCTTTGAGTGACAATCGAGAAATTTGACGATGCCAAAGGAAAGCCCTTACAGCGGTGTCGCTTTCATGAAGCCGTTGATATGCACAGCATTCGCGCTCGCGCTGTTTTGCGCGGCCTGTAGAACGAAGGTACCCGCAGTGCTCACGCTGATGCCGTACTTGATTGAAACGGTGTCGGTGTTGTTCGCAATTGAAATTGTCGAGAAGGTAGTCGCGCCATTGAAAAATTCGTTGACGGCCGCGCTGTTAACTTGCCCAACCAGCACACCCAAGACCGTTTGAGTCGCCGAGGTTTGCCCGAATACAGCGGTCCCATTGTTGGCGTTTAGAACCACTCCCTGCGTTCCGGTCGTGATGCCGTTTATGTTGAGCAGCATCTCGATTTCATACACGCCGACAGGCAATGTGAGCGAGAGGCCCGTATTTGCCAGCGTGGTCGAGGTCGTAGAGAAGGGAGCCGCGCCAGTAAGGAACGTCGCGAAAAGCGGCGTAGTCCACGTCGGCGCGCCCGAGCCCTGCGAGGTAATAACCTGGCCGACCGCGCCTACCGCGGTGAATGCCGTAGTCCCTGGAGAGATCTGATAGAGAACCTCCCCCGCTGCTCCGCCGGCTACATTCGTCGCGGTGCCGGCGGTGGTTGCGCTTCCCGCAGTCGTTGCGCTGGCTGCGGTTGTGGCGCTTCCCGCGGTCCCAGCGCTTGTTGCAGTCGCCGCGTTGCCACCGATAGACAGCCCTGATGCCGTGCCGGTGAGCCCAGAGCCGGAGCCGATAAACGAACTCGCCGCGAGGGCGTTGGAGAATGCCCAGTTTCCCGTAATCGTGGGCGATTCATTGACAGCCGGGACTGTAAAGCCGCCCTTAAAAATGGCTGTCGCATTGATCGAGCCTAATCCTTTGTCGCCGCCCGCCGGTGAGCCGACGGTGACGCCGCCATCTCCGCCAACTACGAGATAGTTGGTCGCGGCGTTTTGACTCTTTATGACGAGCGAGAAATCTGAGTTATTGGTCCCCGCTTGTATCAAGAGCCCGTCTGAAAGACCAGTTGACGCAGGCCCCCGTATGGCTGCCGGAAATACCCCTGGGACGCCGTTAATTTGTACGCCTACCCCGCTCGAGGGGGAAAACGTCCAATTGCCGGTATTATTGGGCGACAGCGCTTGACTCCATGCTGGAGCCGCGTCCGCGGGCATGAACTGACCGGAGCTTCCGTTGATCGCGGTGAGGCCGATCACTGCGGAAGGGTTGCCGGGAACCGAGCCGCTGCCGCCGCATACCGCCCCTGTGCTGGAAATGAAGCCGGCAGTAGCCTGTAAGCAGCCGCTCAAGCCCGCGACCGTCACAGCGCCCGCAAAATCCACAGCGTCATTGACCGCGACAGTTATCGCGCAATCATGATTCGCGCCCATGCAAATCGGCGCGCCCGTGCTGCCTATGTTCAACTCCGAGCCGTTCGCGCCGCCCGGTATGTCGGTTATCTGCGTGCTTCCTTGAAGCTCGAAGTAGCCGAACTTTGCGCCGTCAGTCGTGACGAAGGAGGAAGCGCCTGCGGAGAACAGGTTCGAGGCCATGAACTCGACGGTGCCAGCCGTCGCCGCAGAGGTTCCCATTGCTTGAACGACTGCCGGCGTATCGTGCCCGTTGGCGTTGATCACAAGCGCGGGAGTGTTCAAGGAAGCGTTGACCGTCAGGGCCACCGTCCCGTCAATCGTCGGGGAGAAGGTTTGCGGAGCGGTGAAGATCAGCGGCTGGGCCGATGTAAAGGCCGCGAGCTGCGCCGGGGAAGTCTTAACGGTGCAAGTCTGGCAAGTGCCCTGGTCTTCTACAATGGCTTCGGTCCCGGTCTGCGGCGCGGCCTGTGGCAACTGATTTGGCTGGACTTGAGCGAAAGCGAGCGCCGGCAGCAACAGCAGTGCTGCAAGTAAAATTCTTTTCATGGATTCCCTCTAAGTTGAACTTGTCTGCGCTGGCTTCACGTCACAGCCGCCGATCCCAACTTCACGATCTGCGTTGCGGTCGTGTTTATGTCAGCCGTCCCGCCATTGAGCGTGATTCCGGTCACATTGGTGACGCCGGCAACGCCGTAAGCGATGCTCGAAAGGATGGTGAAAGGTAGCGGCGCGCCAATTGGCAAAGCGTCGATGAATGCGGTCAGCGCGGCAATGACGGCAGCGACAGCGGTCGCATGTACTACGGTGCCGTTGGTCGCGATGACCATCGCCACGTTTGCCGTGACAATCGTCGGCGGAAATACCGCGAACGTGATAGTTCCCCCGCGCGTCGCCTCGATGGCGCTGCCGATGGCGGTCAAGAAACCTGATGGCGGGTTGCCTGTACCGTTGTCTGCGATCACGAAGAAAAAGCCGGGATTCGGCGAGCCGTCGAGGTTTTCGTTTTCCGTGTAGGTGAAGTCAACGTCCTGACCTACCGAATCAATCGCGGCGGCAATCGCGGCCGGCGTCGCCTTCGAGAGCGATTGCAGGAAGCCGGGAAAGCCAGCCTTGTACTGGGGATCGGTCTGCGGGTCGGTGCCGTTTTGGAACGGCTGCGCATTCGTGACGGTGTCAACGCCTGGGATCGAGGACGCCAGTACGTTAATCAACCCCTCAATTGCATTGCCGCCCGAGCCCGACACAAGCGCCGCGACGGTCGCGTTTATATTCGCGGTGCCCGCCGGCAGAACGTAAGCATTCAGCGCCGAGTTATAAGCGGCTTGCGTTGTGTCGGGAATGACCTGGTATTGAACGCCGGTCTGCGTCTGAGTGATGGTCCCGCCGGTAAAGACGGGATTTGCCGCAGTACCGGTATTGGTCGCGGCCGGAATCGTCGCCTGCTGAGTCGGCGTGAAGCGCGCGAAAGTGACCTGACCAGAAGCCGCGCTGCCCTGTCCGCGATTAAATCCGAACTGAGCCCCCCAACTGTCGGCGTCTGGACCGTTCGAGGTCGCGAAGCGAGTCAGCGCTGCGACCTGGAGCGCGATTGCCTGAAACCAAAGCGCGAGCAGGCTGTACGCATCCACAAAGGAGCGCAGGACCGATCCCACGGTAAGGTCGACGAGCTGCGAGGCCATGCCCTGGATCGCCGCAACCGAGTTGCTGACAAAGCTCGAAAATGACTGAGTTGGGGTTGTCATTTAACTGAGCGTGTACGCGAGCACAGTAGGCGCGGCAGACGGGCTATCCGTGTATCCAATATTCAAAGATATGGCGTCCAGGGTTGGTGTTTGTTGGGCTGAAACGACCGGCGCGGGAGTCTTCGACACGCTGTCCTCAAGCAGCATTTGCGAGAACACCACTGCGGAAATCTGCCGAGGGCTGGTTGTTTTCCCTATGAACTGCGGCAATCCAGCCCCGTACTTCGGCTGCCCGATGTACGAATTCGGATTGGTGTTCAGACGCCTGAAAATGCGCTGCTGACTGCGCTGCAGTCCGGTCGACAGCAAGAGATCTCCCGTCGAGGACGTCGAGAGATCACCTCCCCAGACGTGAGCCAGGTCCGCCAGCGTTCCGACGGGCTGCGCGCCAGGCGCTATCACTACCGGCGGCGTCGGTGTGGGCGGCGGAGTCGGCGGCGGTGGTGGGGGCGGCGGCGGGGTAATGCCGCCGCCGTCAAGGGTGAAAAGCCCTGAGTCCAGCCTGACAATGCCGCTATCAAGTGACCATGGCATGAATCACCCGATGTATTCGACCAGGCAGAAGACGCCGGTAAAAATCCCC